ATTTATCTTATAGCTCTCCACACCATTACCAAACGCATAGCAGTTAAAGAACGCTGTCTTTACTATGCCCGGAGTTGATGTGCTAATGTTTTGGTCTTGCGTATTTCCTAAGTGGTCTCCTGTTGCTGTTATCCCAAATGATTGAGAGGACTCATACCATAAATCAGGTTCAGCATCCTGAGGGTCTGACTCAAATACTATAGTATTTGGTGAACGTAACACTTCAATTAATACATCTAATTTTACTTTCTTTTTCTTTAAGCTTGATATGCCAAAGGTACTTACTACATTAAAATACGTTCTTGTTCCATCATTCCATATTACAGACTTTACTTCAATTGGAGGTAAAAAGCTAACCTGTATAGGATGAGCTCCTGATAGGTCATAATTTGGACCTGTTATAGTACAACTACTAAAAGAATCACATTCTTCTATTGCTTGAGCAGATAAAGCAGCATCTATATTGTCTCCTTCAAACCATTCTTGGAAACTAGGATAAAACTGAGATGAGGTAAACGTCGCATTAACTTTCCATAAATTTATAGGTTGTATTCTTTTATTTTTTATTTTTATTTTTATACGTGAACCTGCAGGTATAGTGTATGGTATATATGACCCGGGATTAGCAGGGTCTTCCCGGTCTATTGGATAGTTTACTTGTCTAAATCCTGCACCCTCATCACTTCTAGGACCATATGTAACAAATGGCAAGTCTCCTACAGCAGTGCTAAAGTTATTTGCTCTTATCTTCATGTAAGTTCCTGCCGGAACAAAATCAATTGGATTACCTTCACCATCTATAGGCGCGGGGTTTAAGAAGTCCCTTTGCTTCGCCTCCTTCTCTAGCACTGTAACCCATGTACACTCATCCTTAGCTCCACTTGTATCCCTCTTTACAATAAGCTCATCACCCTCCTCAATCTTCTGAGAGTTCTGACCCTCTAATAAGAAGTAGTCCGCACCTGAAGTAGGGTCTCTAAAGAAGAAGTTTGTGTATATCGTGTCGTAGTCTTTCTTGTCAGGCTTGATACAGAACTTGTACCTCTTAGCCCAATACGGAGCTACCTGTGTAGCAGGTATAGTAACGTCAATTGTGTTCTTAAATTCTGAAGAACTACAAGGCACGTGTACATTATTCTGTGGACTAACGAGTGCAGTCGTACTCCTGCCGTACTCGTCCATGTATATGATTCCAACCTCGTACCCTCTATTACTGTGTAAACTAGATGGGTTTCCTATCTTTTGGTAAACGGCATCAACATTTGTAATACTGTAATACTCATAGCTTGTCTGAGTTATCCCCGTAAATGGTGACGCTACATCAACGAAAGCCATAGCAGGAATTTGAAATCCAATAGTAGTAATACTTGGACTGCTTAGTAATCTAATTGGCTCATCTACCTGAAGTACACCACTCTTGTACTTGTATAGCGTTGGAGTTCCTGCTAGTTCATTAGGTATGGTGCAGTTAAATATGTCTGTAAATGTAGAACCATTGCAAGAGTTTGTTACAGATTCAATACCTCCGGCAGTACCAACCTTATCAATAAAGTCAGGGTCAGATGCAAGTGCATATACGCTGTTAAAGTCTTGTTGAAGTCTATAGTTGAATGTGATTATTTGTTCTTGTGTTGTTTCTACAGGATACGGAGTATTACCCGACCATTGTGCATGTTCAAACCTTAGAGTTATACTAATCAATGCCCCTTCAACTAAATTTACTCCCGCAAAATCAACGTATACTATTGAGTCTGTAACAGTTGTAGATATATTATTGTCAATATAATAAGGTGAGTTATCACCAAGTACATATGTTAGCTCCTCCAATCCTACCTCCTCACTAGATAGCGTGGTTATGTACTCAAGCTTTAATGCTTCGTCGTTTAAGTCTATTAGTTTATAGTCCTCTAAGTAGTTACCATAAAACAGTCTATTACCCATAAGCGTCTGTGCCTGAGCAAGACGTGGGACGTTGTCATAAAGTCTTAGTATCTCAGACTCGGGAAGTATTGTGAAAATCTTGCTATTGGTAAACACGTATGACTCATCCGCATCATTAGAAAGACCTAAGACATCCTTGTCTAATTCCTCTATAACCTTTATTACTGAAGAGTTCATGTCCTTAAACAACAGCTCTATTGATTTAACTAATTCTCCGCCTGTATTGAAAACAATCTCACACTGATTAGTGGTGTTAAGCATACCCTCATTTAAAGCCGTAGCTATGTCATAGTTGAATGTGCCCGGCAAGAATGTTGGTGCTGAAAACTGAGAGGTTGCAGAGTACTCGTTGTCACTGTACCTGTACCTATAAGCAAATGATATAAACCTATCCTCCAAGAAGTTGTCCTCTGAGCTCGTAGTCAGTGGAGTAATCTGTGGTGAGTTTATTGGTGGCTTCTTGATTACAAGTATAGCCTCGTCTGTAAAGTCGTCTACTCCTGATGAAGGATAAGGGTAGCTAGTCTTAACATTTATGCGTCGTGGTGCGTTGTAGTTATCTGTAAAGAATAGTAAATCCTCAATTTTGTTTACACCCGTTATCAAGTACTTGTTGTTAAAGTTTAGCGTAGTGTTAACACCTCCCCCATCATCAACAGATATTACGTGATAAGTTGTTATGCTTGTGTTGGTGTTGTATGATACTATCAGGTCTAACTTCCCTGTAGAAGATGGAGCAAAGTTGGAGTCGTGGACAAACCAATACAGCGTCTCATTAGCACCATCATCGAATGCACCGATACACCGTGCATCGGGACTCAATTCAGTTCCATCATACTGCAAGTTGGTTAACACTACATTCCCCTTAGTGTTTTCAATCACACCTATCTCAGAGCCTTCACTAGAACCCATACGGGCATTCAATGCGTCGATGTACTCACCGTTTGGAACGATTCGTTCATCAACCATTTTATTCATCTTGCCCTTAATAAAATTTCTTGTTACGTTTGCCATATTATTTAAGCCACTTATCTTGTCCTCTTAAAGTTTGTAAAAGTCTACCCGGATGTATGTTACTGATCCTTATCTTAGCGTTCCTTAACAAAGCACCCCTTCTTTTTCTAGCCCTGTTTACAACATACTCTTGTACATTAAGCTTTGAGTTTAGTATAGCATACTCAACTGCAGCATACACGTAATCCTCAAATAGTTTATTTACAGAAACCTTAGAGTCGTCACCGTTCTCCATACCGTCAGACACATACTCAAGTATAACTAAATTATCTTTAATGCTTGAGCTAAAGTTTATAACACCTGACTTTTTATCAATAGTGAACGTAGGGTTGGCGTTAGCTGTTTCAGTATTTAATCCAAACCTTGCGCCTATATCAGCTCCAAAGTACCAACACCCGTCTACATTGTATCCCGACATCCCATTGAACTGAGAATTATTTTGGTCTAAGTAAACACTTTTCTTTGTCCCTATAATCCTATCGTAGTCTATATTAGAAAACTCAGGTCTGAGTATGTTACCATCAATATCAAAGAGTATACTGCCCGTGTTATCCTGAAGGTAAGCATTAGCCGTTTGAGTTTGAAAGTTTTCCGTTAATGGATAAAGCACACCATCCCTGTACATAGATACCCTAACCCAATTTACATAATCAGGGGGCAGTATGTACCTAAGGGATTCGTTAACATTAAGCTCTAAGACTTTTATTTCCTTGAACGCATCGTAGTTTAATTCCTGTATCGCACGCTTGGCGTGAAACAAAACCTTAAACCTCTCCTCGTTGTTTACTAAACTATGGTTGCCTGCGTACATCAACATGAAGTTGTTAACGATGTCGTATAAGGATACGTATTGATACGACCCCCAATTTGCATCCTCAGGTGATAGACCATTATTCTCGTAGTACTGATATTCTGATATATATGCCATTATGCTTCCTCTTGATTATTTTGAGTTTCTTCCGTTTGTGCAAAATTATAAATCTCTGTCTCCCTAATAGATACCCCTGCGTACTGAAGTATTTTCATTACCAAGTCAGCCTCTGAATCTAATGCTAACTCAAAATCTTGGTAGTCAGCGTTAGACGCATCAAACGAAGGCTCACCATTAGTTAATGATATAAATGTCCAATTAGGGTCTTTAGGGTATCGTATATACTGAGACACTACCCGACCAATGGAATCTAATGTGTCAGGGTATACATCCAATGATACACTCTCTGTTGTGTATGCAGGAAACAAAACGCTTGGGCTTATCAATGTGGAGTTGTTAAGCATAGTAATCTTACCATGAGTAACCTTCTCAGCCTCATTCAACTGCGTCCCCTTCTTGTATATTGCATAGTCCTGTGGTGCTGCATTAAATGAAGTTCCTGTAACCGTAAGCTCAGTGTCTGAGTTTACAACCGTGACAGTAAGGTATTGAACGCCACCATTCTCTACCGCCACAATATCACCAACACTAACCGTTGATGTAAACGTAGCCGATGTGTCAATAACCTGATCACCTCCAACTACATTAGATGTAGTCGTACCCTCGGTTAAAACTTCTTTATATACCAATACCTTATTTATAAGGTAGTAGTCGCTACCTGTTGTCGTAGGTGATGGTGCAAAGTACTTGCCCCCCACCTGATTGATTAAACCCTTTGTCTCTGAAAAAAGATTTAACTCCTCCTCTATTCCCTTTGTAATATCTGCATAACCTGTACCTGAAGTTCTAGCATTCTCTTTGTTTATCTGATAGTTGTATGCATAGAAATAACTCTCAAACAAGTCTAACTGTGCCTGCTTTGCAAACAGGTTAAAGTCAGATGGTGAAAGGTATCCGTAATTATTTTTATTAAGGACAGACAGAACTGTATTTCTAACTGTGTTTATCATCGTGAATCTTTTCACAAAGATAAGTAAAAAAAAAAGACCCCTTCATTTGAAGAGGTCTCATTGATATTGATTATTATTTATGGGGCAGCAGGACCTTCAGGACCAGGACCGGGACCTGCGTCTCCACCACCGCGTTCATCGGTAACAGAGTCGATAGTAGTACCGGAAGGTATGCTAACAACAGATACCGCCTGTGTCCAAGAAGTTTGAAATGCCTGTACCTGTGCATTATTAATGCTGTCAATAAGAGATTGAGACATATTTGTGCCCTCAAAAAAAACAGTAATT